TGTATTAGCAGTTGTGATTGTGCCAGTTAATGTTGTTAGTTCGCCTGCCTGTACTGCGGCATTGGCGGTCAACGATGCGATCTGTCCTGCCTGTACTGCGGCATTGGCGGTCAACGATGCGATCTGTCCTGCATCAATGCCTGAGGCAACACCAGTGACATAATCCTGTGTGGCTAATTTAGTACCACCCGCTGTACTACCATCGTGTACATGAATACTCCAGTCTGAAGTGTTAACTGTTAGTTCACCAACCAATCCAGTGAATGAACTAGTTGCTGAAGTATTGCCTCTTAAAAATTGTAATCGCTTGAGCATTATATGGTACCTAGGTCAATAACATCATCACTTGATGGAGATCCAAAAACTGTTCCTCCAGGGAAGCCTTGTTTAATATTAATTTCTTGATATAATCCAAAGTTATCATCACTGTACACTGGTCTTTCACTATTGTCAGAAGTATTAACTGCCTTGAATGCTAGTTTATATTGATTTTGTGTAAGGTTGCTGATTAATTCTTCTGTGATTGTGACATTCGCTGTGCCCACTGTGGCATTGGATACTGTGACGCTAACGTTACTTATGATGTTAGCATTGAGTATGTCAACAATATATCCGGTTATGGTATATCCACTGATATTAACTGGTTTCTGATCTTGGTTTTTAAATTCAATGGTTATGGGGTTGTCAACTCCCTTGTAGACATCTATAGTTCTATTATACACGACCTTGTACCTCGTTTTAATTGTGGGGTCAGAATCCAAAATTTGAATAGTGATTTTATTATCATATAAATAACTTGTGATTACTGACATAAGTGATCCTTTAACAGTATTTATCGTATAATCATGGAAGAAGCACACAAGAATTTACTAAACCAATACCCATTTATCAGCTACCTGACCTATGGGGGGAATGAATACATAGGAATAATACAGAATTCCGACGATGTCATAACCACCATATACGACTTCTCTGCTTTACGAACGTTAGAACAAAAGGCCAAATTCCTGGAATTGGCAGATCAATGGTGGTGGGAATCAAACAGGCTGGTGCCCATCAATGTTTTTCTTAAGACGGATTGGGTTGAGTTTAGGGTATGTTTAAAAACATTCAATTCAAAGGACGTGGATATCAAGCATGGGCCTTACGTCAGCCTCAGAGAAATAGCACAGAAACGTTCTAAGCGTCGTTCGATAACTCTTGTTCGCAAAGTAAATTCAAATTAACCACAACTAACTGACTGTAACTTATGGCATGAGCCATTTTGAAATAATAGGTCTCATCTGTAGGTTTTTGCCAAACAGTTTCTGCAACTTCTTTCCAAGTCTTACCTATCAGATGTCTCTTAGCAGGACGTATCACACTCAAGAACATGGCCAACCTTGGAATTGAATCTATGGGCTCAGGCATCTTCAGCATGGTATCGTAGTGATTGTTGATGTGGATAAGTTGTTGGCATATTGCTCTGTCATACAACTTGGTCCAATCGGGCTCCTGCATCAATCTGATCAGATGTTCCTCATCTCTGACCTGTTTGTACAGATTAACATTAAGGAAATCTAATTTCATGTAACCACGATCTTCTGCGACTTCGTAGTCCAGACTGGCCCAACCTGTAAATGGGTCCACGGGCACGTCTGTGACATATACACCAGTATTGTGTTTGGTTAGATTATTATCACGAATGATGCTTGCGGGCACATGAGTTATTAGATCTAAGATCTGTTCCCTATCAGCGAAATCTATATCTACATCTGATTTAAATTTTATCATAGCATGTTCTTTAGATTACCATTGGGCATAGGCATTAGTTCTTGATCTGATGATTTGCGTTCTATTTTGTCAACCGTCGATTCGATGGATTCGATGGCCACCCTGAGCATTAAAACATCATTTCGTAGTTTGATTATCTCGCCTTTGATATCTTTCAGTACATCCAATGCTTCATTCATTATAAGCCTGCCTCTTTTAAAATTTGTTTGATCCATTCCGTGTCAGCAACATAATCCTTGAACTTACGTTGCCAATATTCTGGATCTATCCACGGCATAACCAGGCCAATCTGTTCTTCACTAAGCCTGTCAAGAAACTCAATGCCGCTATCACAATTATACACGATCCAAGGACTAACGCGACCATTACTAATATGATAGACAATACGATTACTGTTACCAAATTTAAAATAGTCGCTGAAACCATTTTTAAACTCACCATGTTCATCTGCATACTCCTGCATTTCAGTCAGGGCACGTTCTACCGCGTCCTGTACTGCTTCTTTTCTAAGATACTGCTTTAAAAATTCCAAATAAATTCGTTCATGACACCAATGGTCAAGTTTTTTATTTTCCTTGATCACCCAATCAATAAACATCTTAGGATTGACCGCTCGAATGGCCACCAAGTGCCTACCAAATTTAACAAAAGCACGATAATAAGGACTATCAACAAAGTCTGAATACTTCTTCATCTTTGCCGAGCCTTGGGTAAGTTCAAAAAATCTTAGGTATGCTTGAAAGCCAAACTGCACACCAACTTCTTTTTCCTGTTGATACCTACGCTTGGTTTCACAAAGGTGTGCGGCCAGAGTTGACTCTCTGCGATATTCTTTACCACAATACTTACACTTATAGGTCTGACTTGATGCGTTTGTCATCCCAACCGAGTTTTCTTGCCATGTCTGTAAGATCTGATCTATCATTGATTTCCGCTAGTAATTTGATTTCATCTTCTTTTAATTCAGGGTGTTGTTCCGTTAAAAACTTGATGGCCTTGTTGTTGCTACCTTCTTTCTTCTTGGCCGCCTGCCAATAATGATTTTGTTTTCCCATGCCAGGACTAACTGTGGTACACAATAACCATTGTAGTTTAGGGTGTTTGTTTAGATCAAAGAAATATTTGTTTACACGTCTATTGGTTTCTACCAAATAATAAGCAGTAACAATAAACTTTTCTTCTTCTGATAATCTCATTTTGCTAAGATCCACACTAGCACCATATCTCAACATCAGATAGGTTGAGAACTGTTTCTTTTCCTCATCGGTGAACTTGTCATAGTAGGCACGATCCTTGCGATCGTAGGCCGCCATCTCGTTACCGATGTATAGGGGACTGTTGTAGTCTGTTGCCATTATCTACCTTTGCGTAGATAAGTTAAAATTTGATCTACGCTACGTTGCATGTCCTCATATCTGGACTGTAACTTGTCAATCATCGTTTGTTGTTTGTCAACCAGTGACAGCATTCTATCAAATGCCTGCGTCTGTTCACGTAATTTTTTATCATGCGTCATTAGATTTGGGCGAGGCGGCGCATCTGGATTTACCGCTCTTTTCTTTTTGGCTTTATATTGTTTAGGGTTGACCATTTATCTCTTCCTCGTGCTTATATATAATTATACACATTTATGGATTGTTTGTAAATTTTTTTGTTACCATATCTTTCCGTAATCAACAATTTCACTTTGCCTTGAAATATCTTTGACAAAATAAGCACAAGTTGGATTTGGTTCATCCGAAATGGGTACTGCTAACATCTGTCCTGGTTTGAGTTTTGGAAAGTACCATTTGATGTCCTGATAGATGTCCACTATCTCTATGGGAAAGAATTCTGGTTTGAAACTGGTCAGTGGATTAAATGTATAGACGTTGAATCCTCGGTCGTTAATTGATGTTAGTGGAATGACTTCCAAGTCACCAAAATCAGGTTCACCAATTAATACCTGCCAATCCACAGGCATTTTAATTACATTACCACCTATGTTTAATACCAGGGCTGGTGAATTAAATGATTCCAAGAAGATCAAAGGAATAAAAAAGTAGTCTGGATTCTTTGGATCACTGTTGTCTAAGATACCAAAACGTAGATCATCTATTTCGTCAGGTATTTCGTTCATCTCATATGCGTTATTTTCTAATGTTAATATATACATTTTTATCCTCTAATATTACGAGCTAACATCACTGCTGACTCATCTTTTCTTATTATGTTATATCCATGAATCCGTAAGTATGGTACTACCGCTCCGCATTTTCCCACCCAACAGTTGTAACCAGAAGTGTAGGTGTCATCACAGGTTATTATACTCGTATCATCCATATATGGTAATAGTGCTACCATCTGTGCCAAGTGTTCAATCTGACTGTTGTAGTTGGTCATTTCAAATCCACGCTTGGCATATTCTTGTTGTTGCTCAATTATTGTCTGGTTCCACTGTGGATCACCATAATCCCAATCAAAGTTGTCCAAATACAGGCAAGCGATCGACAGCCCCAGACTGGGGAACAAATCCTTCGTCCACACACTGCCTTGGGCACACACACAATCTATGTTTGTTAGCCTAGGATCATCAGGGTATCGATATTGTAATCGTCCTCCTACCCCTTCCTCAAGATCAACCGTGATCAATCTTAGGCCTTTGGACTGTGCCATGCCAGCCAATGGTAAAGTACTGCCATTGCCCTTGTCACTGCCTATCTCAACAAACACACTGGTATCTGTGGGTGTGAGTTGGTCTAGATATAATTCCACATCTTTGTACAAGTGACCCATTATTGCCAGTCCACTTTTTCTACTACAAACGGATAGTTTGCCTCTTTATAGAATTGCTTACGTTTGGTTAGATGACGTTTGGCAAACTTACAAGTACTGGTTATGTCCCAGATTTGGACAAAGTCCTTGTCCTCCGCTTTGCGAATGCCACGCCCGATACTTTGGATAACCCTAACAAATGACTTACCAGGCTCAATGAGAACAAGGTTAAAAATGCGAGGGATATTAATGCCAACAGCGGCAACACCATAGGTAGCCACAATAACTTTGTCATCACTTGTTGCAACTTCATCATACTGTTCTTTACGATCATCTGCTTTGGTTCCTCCTGACACGAACACCGCGTCTTTAATCTTTTTAACTAGGGCCTGCCCTGGTGCAATACGATCAACCAATAATAAGGTATTACCAGATTGACGTATGTTTTCTACTAACTGTGCGATATAATCCAATCGGCCTTCTGTTTCTAATAGGTATCGCAACTCATCCTGATAGCTCTTGTATTCAACGTAGTCTGTTAATTGTAGCACATTCACATGGCAATTTGCAAGAACTCCCTGTTCCTGTAGTTCACTGGCACTGAGCTTGCCAATCACACTGCCTATGCTACATAACAAACTAACACGTTCATAGTCTTCCTTGGGTATGGTACCAGTCAATCCCCAACGTATGGGAATATGTGCCATGACACCAGTTAATAAAGTTTTTAAGGCATCAGCCTTGGCCATGTGTACCTCATCCACCATGACACAGACCACGTCCTGCAGGAACTCACCAATGGTGATGTCCACTTCATGATTGCGTGACCCCTTTAGTAGGATATTTAAACTCTGCCAAGTACAGATAGTGTGTGTGCGTCCAAACTCCTTGCGATCACCAAAGTACACACCCACATCCAATCCCATGTTGATGTAGTCTGCTTCTGTCTGTGTGACCAATGATTTGTTTGGAACAATAACTATTGTGCGGCCATGTGCTTCACAACGATGGCTCAAGACAGCAGTGATCAGGGTCTTGCCTGCCCCAGTCGCCACTTCCTGTAGGCATTGTGGATTTTCTAAAAATTTGTTAATGATCTCAACTTGGTAATCACGTAGCATGATAGGTTGGCCCACAGCGGGGTGTCCTGCAGGCCAACACACATCACTATAACTATTTTCAGTTACCTGGTCAAACGAAAATTGTCTCTGATAGTCTCTGAGATCTTCAAGGTCAATCGAATAACCTTGGTTTTCAAGATAAGGAATGATGTCTGGCAGTAGATTGATGTAGGTACTACCACCAAGTTGGAAGAATCCTACCTTACCATCCCAACGACCCAATCTAACAGCAGGCATGTAACGTGCACCGGGTATCTCATACTTAAACTTATTTGTAAGTTCTTTGCGTTCATGCAGATCAAGTCCTTCTATCTTTACATTAACTTCATCACTGATTAGTAAACGTGCCACTGCCATTAGTTGTCCTTTATATTACCGTGTGTTAGGTAAATTATTTTATCTGCCCTGTTTAACCATCCCAACTTCGTGCCGCCAAACATCATTTCCACCGTGGACACCAGTAATGGCACAGGAAAATCCCAAGTGTTTGGAATTTTACGAGCATACACTAGTTTAACACCATATGGATTATAATCGCTAGTGGCCGTCTTACCATTCTGATCAAATCTGACTATTTCCGTTTCAGCAAACCTGGTTGTGTCCAGGGTGTCGAGCAGATTGGGGTCATATAAACAAATGGGATACCTGTTGGTCAGCTCACAGTAATCAACAATCTTGTTCCAATAATCCGAACTGTCTCTAGGATCCAACCAGCTGGTATGTCTGGTGCCAATGTACTCCAACATGGGTCCATATTTTTCTGATGCCACTGCTAGAATATCGTCCCCGATCACATATCCTAAGACCCCACTTAGGTCAATAAGTTTGGTCAGATTTTCCACAGTCAATCCACCAATGGTCTTATGTATATAGTCTAGTAGGCTCTGAGGTGCGTTTTCAATTGCCAGATCCTCACCATCGAACACCAATCGAATAGCATAAGGCCTACGTTCACAGGCCACTATCTGATCAAACAGATCTACTACGCTGTTATCAATGTCAAAGTTGTGTAATCTTCCCCAGGGCACTAGCCAGTTGACCATGTATTCAGTCATGCCAAACTTCCAAATCTTTTTTTGATTGTCCCACTTGGCTCTGCCCTGGCTGTCTTTTTTAAACTCCTTGGTCTCATCTATCATCATCTGATCATAAGGAAACTTCATTAGGATATCATCACCCTCTATCCATATTCGTCTTTGCCTATCAATTTTCCTTAAAGGAATTCTAAATATCTTGGCTTCCGCAGGTGTCACATCAATTCCTATGCTGGCAAACTGTCTCCGATATTTAAGGACTAGTTTGACAGCCAACTCACCCTGGCGATCTGTTAGGGCATGCCCAAACATCGTTTCGGTGGCCATGTTTTCTACTATGCTGATGTCGTAGCGAGCCAAACTGATATTGTATTTCTTACTTGGAAATATGACCTTGTGATATGTCAAGGGATCATAACCAGCCAAGGCCTCAAGATAGTCTTCAACGAACTGATAGGTTTGCATACTTTAATTATATGGGGGCTAGTCTAGATTGTCAACCTAAAAAAAGACCCGAATGCTAGACGGGCACTCGGGTCAAAACCAACGTACTAGGAGCTAGACAATTGAGAAGTACGTTGGGTACTACAACTTTATATTAACATAATTCACATCAGATGTTAATATCAATTTAACCATTATGCTGACTTCATACAAGTGGTTTCAGTCATAGCCGTCCACTTGAGTGGGAAGCTCTTGCGTAATTGGGCTATCTTAATAGCCATACGCAAACTAACTTCACGTAATCTATTACAGTTCTTGGTCATAAATTCGATAATCTCATCTTGCTCAATTTGTCCAAAATTACCAAAGTCCTGGAACAGTGCGCCTGTACGAGCGATCTGGCGGATGCGAAGAATTTTATCATACATGGTGTCCAATGTCAGATCTAAATAGTGGCATCTGGATTGGATGGCATCCAAGTGATCACGAGTCTTTTGGCTCTTCATTTGATCAAACTTCAAGTTGGTGATAAAGATCACTCCACCCTTGAAGTCAAATTGATCAGGAATTCCTTCATTGCGTAGGCTATGGCTATCTGCTAACCAAGAAATTTTACGTTTCTTACCTGAGTCAAGAGCACCCTTGAGCAAGTTCAAACAAACATCATCCAACAGGATTGAGTCACAGTCGTCAAACACCACCACGCAGTTGGTGTCTGAATACTTATATAAGGCCTTGTACATACCTAGGGCACTTGCCGTACCTTTGATCATTTCACTCTTGACACGCACTCCACTGATCTGATCAAATAAATTAGCACGATCTAATTGCTGTTCAATACCGTATGACTTACCAACGCCTGGAGGGCCTGCTACGATCATAGCACGGATATCTCCGTTTAAAACCGCCTTGGTCATGTCATCTAAGATCTCAAAACGCTGGGCAATCTCCGTCATGCGTTGTTCATCTCTCTCTGGATTTGGTTCAACAACTTCTAGTGGTGCGTCCACGATCTCATAATCCATTGGGTTCGAGACCGTTACACGTATTTTATCCTTACCAAAATGGCCAGTGCCGTCCACTGTGATGAATCCACCATTAGAGCCCAATTGGAATTGTTTGATGAGTGGAAATACCTTGTCTTGAATTGCCTGATTACGGTAACTGCCGTTTTTGATTTTTACAAAACTTTGCATCGTCTATGCTCCTATGTCTAATGTCTAACTTTCTAACAACTATTATACAGCCTTTTGGGCCATTTGTCAACCACTTTTTTAAAATGCAAACTCCATCTGTCTATAATTGTCATAGTTTGTTACCATGTTAACCAATGGATCATCAAGTTTTATATCAATCAATTCAAATTCCTCATCATGGTAGTCATAAAAGTCCTGTATGTGGAGTTCGTCACTCTCACCACTGCATACCTTGTCCCAGGCCTCTTC